AAAGAAATGCGCCCCCCAAAATACTATGACAATCTATTTCAAGAACAAGATCCAACTGCTATGCAGCGGATTAAAGAAAACTGTACTAAAGATATGGAAAAAACTAAACATCTTAGGACACCACAAGCGCTAGCACAAGCAAAGCGCAACCACCAAGCTCGTATGAGCTTATACAAAAGAGGAAAACTATGAAACTATGTCAATACACAATCTTCGACAACGTACACGAAGCATACCACCACCCATATTCAATGGAAAACGACGCAATGGCACTACGCCAATTTGCCAATATGGCAAACGACGACACACAAATAGCAAAAAATCCGGAGGATTATTCCCTCTGGGCATTAGGCTCATTTGAAACAACGACCGGCGTGTTTAAAACACACGATCCAAAAAAACTTGCCGGCGCACACGAACATATAGTACAATCTATTAAATCTTAACAATAAACGGAGTTTATATGAACAATCCACACAAAGGAAACACGCGTATAGGCTCCGCCTCATCGCACCAATTCACAGAAGTACCACACGCAGACATACAACGCTCAACCTTTGACCGTTCACACGGACTCAAAACAACATTCGACGCCGGGGAATTAATCCCCGTATACGTCGATGAAGCATTACCGGGAGATACATTTAGCTGTAATATGACAGCATTCTCCCGATTAGCAACACCAATACACCCAACCATGGACAACGCATTCATGGACTCCCATTTCTTCAGCGTACCCATCCGACTGGTATGGGACGACTTTGAAGAATTCATGGGAGAAACAAAAACATACACAGCTTCTGGCTCAGCACGCTTAGATGAAACACCAGATTTCTCAGCAGCAACACCAATAGTTCCAACAATAACATCACCAGCCGGTGGCGAACTAGAAGGCACACTATCCGATTATTTCGGAATACCAACAAAACAAGCGGGAATACAATTCTCCGCATTATGGCACCGAGCATACAATCTTATCTGGAACGACTGGTTCCGAGATGAAAACTTACAAAAATTCGCAGTAGTATCTACTGCATCAGGCGCAGACACTACAACAAACCAATTAGTCTTAAACAGAGGCAAACGCCACGATTACTTTACATCAGCATTACCATGGCCTCAAAAAGGCGCAGACGTCACACTACCATTAGGCTCTGTAGCGCCTGTTAATACCGATGTCGGCGACAATGGAACTTTATCCATTTATAGCACTGTCGACTCTGCACAGCGTGCAATGTATACGGATGGCGGAGCAGCCGATACTTTAAAACGATCTGCATCAGGTGGCGGTTCTGCTTCAGGTGAACTATACGCAGACCTTACAAATGCAACATCAGCAACAATAAACCAACTAAGACTAGCATTTGCAACGCAAAAATTCCTCGAAAAACAAGCGCGTTCAGGCTCACGCTACATCGAAGTCATAAAAGGTCATTTTAACGTCACAAGCCCTGATGCACGCCTTATGAGACCTGAATATTGCGGAGGAGGAAGCTCAGCAGTAAACATTTCACCAGTTGCACAAACTTCAAGTACAGATACAACCACCCCCCAGGGAAATTTATCCGCGATAGGTACCACTGTATTAAGCGGACATTCATTCACAAAATCATTCACTGAACACTCAATCCTTATGGGATTAGTATCAGTCCGCACAGATTTAACATACCAACAAGGCCTTAACAGAATGTTTAGCCGAGACACTATTTACGATTATTACTGGCCAACATTATCAACAATAGGCGAACAAGCTGTACTCAACAAAGAAATATATGCCGATGGCTCAGCCAACGACGAAGGAGTATTCGGCTACCAAGAAAGATACGCAGAGTATCGTTACAAACCAAGCTCCGTTACCGGACGCTTTCGCTCAAACGCAACAACTTCACTAGAATCTTGGCATTACGCCCAAGAATACAGCGCTCTCCCTGTTCTAGGACAATCATGGATACAACAAGGCAAAGCCAACGTACAACGTACATTAGCAGTCGCAACAGAACCAC